AGCTAAAAAATTAGATTATATCAAAGGTATCTTTATAAATATCTGGAAGGAGATAGACAATGAATAAAAATTTAGAAAATGATTTTGATATTGTTATATCTTCTAAATCAGAAATAAAAGAATTTGACTTCGCTAGTTACGAATTAAATGATGTTGAAATTGCTACTGTATCTGAACAAGAAAAAATATTTATGAATACATACAAAAAAATGAAAAATAATTTATTTGAAATGTGCTCATCATTAGCATTGATTGAAAAAACTTTAAAACCTACCAATTCATTTATGGCTTGGTATGAGTCTAAGGGACTTACAAAAGACTCTGTTTCAGTTTACTTAAAAAGATGGAATTTATATTTAGAGTTTCAAGATTACAAAGATAAAATATTTTCTTATTCAGACCAAGCAATAAAAATTCTAACAAATAAGGAACTTCAATATGAGGAAGTTTTAGGAATTTTAGAAAATGACATCTACAAAGTTAAAGAAATTAGAAAACTATTACTTCCTGCTATTGAAAAAAATAAAATGGAATTTCTTCCAGATGGTCAAAAGTTTTTTAACTTTAATAAAATTGAAAAAATGAAGAAAAGAACATTGAAGTTAAAAGATGAAGATAAGCAGGAATATAAAAAAGAACTTACAGAGTATATAAAAAAATTACAACAACTAGTGGAGGAAATATGAATTATAAAGATGATTTAATTGAAAAGGCAGAAACTACTATAAGAAATAATAAATCTTTAATAGAAGATGATGTTGCTGTTGCTATGTTAGGAATTGAAAGAATTACTGCAATAAAAAAAGAAGTGTTAGAACTTGAAATTTTTATTGAAGTTTTAAAAAAATTTACAGAATAAAAAGAACTTTATCAATTTTGCACTGCAAGTAACTTGCTCGTGTTGATAAAGCCCTCAGACAGTTTTATTTTACAGTAAGTTATTTGTGGTGTCAAGAATACAGGAGGACATGATGCTAGAAATAAGAAAAATTGGAGAAAATTTATGGCTTGTAAATGGTGAATACCTTACAAATGATTATAGCAAAGCTGTAGTTATTGCAAATAAAGGTAAAAAAAATAATGGTTTCACTATAAATAAAAGTAAAAAAGCAAGTTTTTGGAAAAACTTAAAATATAAACTTAATTTTCCATTTCTTATACTGGAATATTGGATGTGATTTTATGGACATATTAAAAATAGCTTTGGCTACTCTTCTAGCAGAAAGGAGTGTTAAAAATGAGAAAAGCTCAAAAGACTGTGAAAAGACAAATAAAGATAAATGAAAAGAAAGAAATTAAATTTATAGAAAAACCTACTGAAAGTGAGCTTGATGCTCTTAGTTTAAAGACTCTTTTACTTTCATTAGAAATTGTAATTGGTAATCATCAAAAAGTTTGGAAGAATGAAGAAGATGGTTATTTGAATACTTATTACAAGATATTGCTAGGTAGATGTAAAAATCTAACATCTGAAATTTATGACAAATGCTATGACGATGTCAAAGAACAAGACATAGCATATGAAGATAATTTCTACACTAGACAAGTAATGAGAGCACATGTTAAAGACTGTGAAAATTCTATTTGGGAAAAAGCACCAATGAGCTTGGAAGATAAATTACAAAAGCTTCCAGCTGGGTTTACAGATACTATTCATTCCTGGAATAAACTTATTAAAAATTTTAAATTAGATAGAGTTAAAAAATTAGTCAATGAACTTAATATTAAAGAAGAAGTTCAAGAACTAATAAAATCATCTGAAAAATACTTAAATATGGTTGATAGAGAAATCATGAAAATTAAAACTGCTTAGGGGGATAAAATGAAAGAATTAAAAATAAAAGCTTGGTTAAAGAAAGAAAAGAAAATGGTTGCTATTATTGGAATAGATTTCAACTACGAATACATAAGATACACAGAAGATGATAATTTATTTAATTCAGACTATAAAACTGCTGAATTTAAAGATATTGAACTTCTACAATTTTCAGGAGTAAAAGACAAAGCAGGTCAAGAGCTTTATGAAGCAGATGTAATTAAATTCAATGATGGTATAGATGATATTTATGGACTAATTTCTTATGATGATGAAGATGGTGCTTATCGTGTTTCTTATGAAAATATTACAGAACACCTTTTGGAGAGAGAAGGAGACTTTGAAATTGTTGGTAACATTTTTGAAAACCCAGACCTACATGAATAACTAGGATACTAGGTGAGTTAAATGGAAAAAATTTGTAAATGGTGTTCTAACTATAACAAAGGAAAATGTACTATTTTAAATGAAAAACTTTATCCAGATGTTCCCTCTTCTTACTGGGGAACTTTGGATATTATTACAAAATTTTTTGATAATCATTTCAGAAGGTTCTTAGATCCTGATGATTTATATGATTTAGCAGATGAGCTTTCAGATGAAATAAATGAATTTGTTATTAAAAAATCAGAAGCTACAACCATAGAGCTTGGTTATGAACAACAAGAAGATTTTTCTTGCAAATATTGGAGATAAAAGGAAAGGAGCTAAGTATAATATGGAAACTAATAAACCAGTAAAAAACGAAGAAATAAATATAATAAAAAGAGCAGTAGTAGAGCAAATTGAAGAACTTTACAATAAATTAATTTTAAAGAAAAAGGCTTCATAAATGGAAAAAGTTGCCATTTATATTAGAGTATCAAAAAAAGAACAAACTAGAGATAAAGGGAGTGATAGCTCCCTTAATCTTCAATTAAAAAAATGTTTAGACTACTGCAAAGAAAAAGGTTATGAAGTCTTAAAAGTTTATCAAGATATTGAAAGTGGAAGAATAGATGATAGAAAAGAGTTTAATGAACTTTTTGAAGCTATTAGTAAGAAAATATATACTAAAATAGTTTTTTGGGAAATTTCAAGAATAGCAAGAAAAATTTCAACAGGAATGAAGTTTTTTGAAGAGTTAGAATTATATAAAATTACTTTTGACAGTATTTCACAGCCATACTTAAAAGATTTTATGACACTTTCTATATTCTTAGCCTGGGGTACTGAAGATTTAAAGCAAATGTCTTTAAGAATAAAAAGTAATTTGGAAGAAAAAACGAAAGCAGGATATTTTGTTCATGGTAGACCTGCAACTGGCTACATTAGAGGAGAAAATAAAATGATTATTCCTGATCCTGAAAAGGCTCCTTATATACTTAGTATTTTTGAAACATATGCTAAAAATTTTAATTTAACTGAAACTGCTAGAATATTTAATAAAACAAGAATGGATATAGTTGATATTATTGATAATAAAATTTATATTGGTTATGTCCCTTTAAGAAAATATGTAAAAGAACTAAATCAAAAAAATAGAACTCAAGTAAGTAAAAAAGACATAAAATGGTATAAAGGACTTCATGAACCAATTGTTCCCTTAGAATTATTTGAATTTTGTCAGTCTATTAGAGAAAAAAATATAAAATCAAGAGTTGTTTATGGAGATTATAAACCTTATTTACTGTTTTCATCTATGATTTATTGTGAATGTGGAGATAAGATGTATCAGCAAAAGAGAAATAGGAGTTACAAAGACAATACTAAATATGCTTATTACTCTTATTCATGTAAAAATAGAAAACATAAAAAATCATTCTCTGCTAAAATTATGGATAAAACTATTAAAGAAATGATTCTAAATTCAAAAGAATTAGAAGATTTGAATAATTATAATTCTAATGATATTGAGAAAAATGAAAAAAAATTATTAAAACTTGAAAAGAATTTAAAAGTATTAGAAAATGAGAGAGAAAGAATAATAAATTTATTTCAAAAAAGTTATATCAGTGAAGATGAACTTGAAAATAGATTTAAAGATCTTAATGCTAGAATTAAAATTGCAAAAGAAAAAAAAATTGAATTTGAAAAGAATTTAAATATTCCAAAAAATAATGATATAAAACTTTTAGAAAAGTTGAAATTTATTATTGAAAACTATGATGAAGAAGATGTTATAGAAACAAGAAAAATTTTAAAAATGTTAATAAAAGAAATTAGAGTAATATCCTTTTATCCATTAAAAATTTCAATTTTATTCTATTAAAAAGCAACTCTATATAAGTTGCTTTTTTTTATTACTGTGCTATACTCTAAAAAAAGAGGTGATGTAAATGGAAAATAAAATTCAAAAATTAGCTGATATTATAAAAAATTCTAAATATCTTGTTTTCTTCACAGGAGCAGGAGTTTCAACAGACAGTGGATTAAAAAGTTTCAGGGGCAAAGATGGTTTATATAGTACTTTATACAAAGGAAAATACAGACCAGAAGAAGTATTAAGTTCAGACTTCTTTTATTCTCATAGAAATATTTTTATGGAGTATGTTGAAAATGAATTAAATATTAATGGAATAAAACCTAACAAGGGACATTTAGCTTTGGCTGAGTTAGAAAAAATTGGAGTTTTAAAAGCTGTTATTACTCAAAATATAGATGATTTACATCAAATGGCAGGAAATAAAAATGTTTTAGAATTACATGGAAGTCTAAAAAGATGGTATTGTTTAGATTGTGGAAAAATAGCAGACAATAATTTTTCTTGTGAATGTGGTGGTATAGTTAGACCTGATGTTACTCTATATGGTGAAAATTTAAATCAAGCTGTGGTTAATGAAGCTATTTATCAATTAGAACAAGCAGACACTTTAATCGTTGCAGGAACAAGTTTAACAGTGTATCCTGCTGCTTATTATTTAAGATATTTTAAAGGTAAAAATCTAGTGATAATCAATAATGAAAATACTCAATATGATAGTGAGGCATCATTAGTTTTAAATACTAACTTTGCTGACACTATGGATAAAGTTATAAATATTATTAAAATGGGAGCTTAGGCTCTCTTTTTATTTTGGTAGTTTATAGAAGTAATTTCAGTTGAAGTTCCTGCTCCTCCAAAAAAAACTAAATATTTTGTATTTTTTAATATATTAACTAATTCTAAAATT